GGCGCTTAGACTTTCGTCGTCGGCTTTAGGAAGTACAGGATCTCCATCCTCACGGGTGTAGATACTATAAGTAGGTAGTGCCTCATCACCTCTGCGCTCAGGCCGGAAATCTTTCCGGTCCCCGAGCTTGAAGGTGTCAAAGAGTACTCCTCCATAGCCGTGGTCTCGCTGACGCTTGGTGCGCCGCGGGTTCCAGTCACCGATTAGGTGACCATCCCCATAACCATCCGGTCCATAGATCCTGAGACAAGGGTGTATGTGCGCAAGCACTTTAGCCGCCATCTCTGGATTATGATGCCTAACGTAAAAGTTGTGCATCTTAAAGAGCTCCATTCCCGTCACCACATGCTTGTGGTAATAGGGCCGGATATCAACTCCCGAAAGGAAATCCCCTCCACACGACTCCCTAAAGGAGCCTGTCCAGTAGCTCTTCTTACGGTTTATAGTAAAACCGCACACTTCCAGGAGCCGCATCACGCGGTCGACTGAGTGTGTGCCTACGATGATGTCGTCCCCGTAAACGGAGGCGAAACCATCTTCAGCAGCCGAAGATGCCAGAGCCCAAAAGATAAGGGTCTCAAGAGGAAACGTATAACCGTTTCCCATGCTGGAGAACTTTTGAAGGTCTATGACGTCATCGTCAAGAATAACCTTCTCTGACCGACAGGAGTTGAGCATGAAAGCCCACTCCCAAGGCAGAAGTTCAAAAACTATCTCTGTCGAAATAGTGTCAGAGGCAGAAGACAGGTCCAGGGTGCCAAGCTCCCCAGTTAACGATCCTTCTTTCGCAAGAGATTTATTAATCTCCTGGTTCCGAATATCGATACCAAACGCGGACAAACGCTTCGCCATATAATCGCCCAGAGCCAGCTGAATCATTGTGTTCAGCGACGGCTCCTTAACGATTGAACGATGCGTCTTCGCATTCTTCGGGACGAATTCAACCACCCCATGCGTGATCAACACGGGGCAGCGCTCAACTACGTCTACCAACGCACGCATCTCAATCTCGCGATCAAGAGCTGCGATACTCTCCTCCAGAGCCTTGACAGCCCAGTCCGGAGCCGGGTCTTCCGACCCACCCGATAACTGGAGTGCCAAGTCCTCGATCATTGCTTCTCTCTCTAAAAGGAGGTTTGCATACGGATCAGGAGGGAGAGTGTTGTGTAAACGTGAAAGTTGAGGCATCTCGGCCAACAGCGCGGACGCGTATGGCACGAGAGACTCGCTACAGGAAACACCAGCTTGTAGCTTTTCAACTACGCTAGCATTTTTCTTCTTGGTAAGGGTCGTTGCTCCGGGGCCGAAGCGCAGCTTTAGGTCTCGAACGTGCGGGAGCCTTCCAAGGACGCGGGCGATTTTAGATTGGGCTCTGCGGATTGCAGAGTCAACCCAGGGCTCAAAATTAAAGAGCCCCGCGCGTCGTTTCCTGAAAAGTTCATTCGTTGACTGGCAGGCTGCTTCAGCCTCCATGAACTTGGACTTAGCCACCTCCCGAGGGTCCACCCCCGGCAAGACGATGTAATCGCATTTTTGAAAGAATGCGAGGGCCTGGCGGCAATTAGCTGCTTCGGCGGTCGTAAGAGTGTCATAGTCCAGTTCAAACTCACAGATCGAAAGGTAATCACCACATTCAATGAAGTATGCGATAATGAACCCTTGACGCCCTCCAAGGAAGGCGTGAGCGAGAGCGAGTTCCCTGATGATGTCGAGACTGTCATAAGGAGAACTCTCTTCTATCCAACATGCTTTATGCATTGTATACTCCTGGTTATAACCAAAAATTACAGGATTGCCCTTTACGGGCGACCATAGCTGACAGGTGTCAGCTAGCTCTTCACC